GTCAAAGTATTACTGATCTTATCTTACCCTTCTCAACTTCTGTATAGAACCCTTCTCACCATGAACTACCACACACACCTAGCCTCTCAGCTCGGCATCGATCCCCAATCCGGAATCAATCTCCACTACATCGAGAACCCATTCCCGAACACAAAGAAACCGATCCCACTCGACCGCACCAACGAATCAAATAAATTCGTATACGAATCTATAGTCAATCACTTTCTCGAAAAGCACTTGTACTACAAAGAACTCGACGCAGTCCGCAATGGATACATCCGTTCCACCGTAAACATCGACGCCCTCTACGAAGACGCCTTCAAAGCTCAACAGCCTAAGGTTACCGTCATCCAAGACGCAAACTACCTCAACGCTTTCGCAGCTATCCATGAAGTCTTCCGACCCCCGAAGAAAGTACACATCGTACACTTCACTGACACTAGAATATATCCCTGGCCGCTCCGATCCAACATCGAACTCCCTTACTCTCGCGATCCACAAGTCGAACGCTATCTCCTCCAACGCTTCGAATCTAACGAAATTCCCGACCGTAAACCTTGCTTCCACAACCTATATAATTATGTGTACAACGATCTACGACCCAAAATTCATAAGATCAAACAAGGCATGTGCTTCAACGCAAATATGTCCTCTGACCTACTCTACCCTATGACTGCTCACGTCCGACCTGGTCTTGGCAAAGCAATACATGGCAACTTCAAAGTAAAGAACCGACTCACCTGCGGCGTCTCGAAAACTGTAATTGTCCCCGAATGTATGTTCGCCTACCCCCTCTTCCGTGTCTATCAAGAACAAGGTCTCTCTCCCCTCCTATGGAATTACGAAACCATAAACGGCGGCTGGCAACGTCTAAGAGCTGAACTGCTCCCAAAGTTACCCCGACGCTACTTCGTCTTTTCTGGCGACTGGTCTCAATTCGACCATCGACTACTCTTCGATATTATGTTCCAAGTCCTCATCTCAGACATGTCCTACTACGACTGGACTGAATACCAACCAACTGAAGACTATCCTTATGCTCCTTTCAATTCTGAAAAGCTCGTAAATCTCTACCTATGGCTCATCTATGCTACCTTCTCCTCCCCTATCCTTATGCCAGATGGAAAACTCCTTTTTCGTCTCTTCGCTGGAATGCCCTCCGGAATATTTCGCACACAATACCTCGACTCTAAAGTCAACGGAATTATGCTGCTCACTATCTTCTCCGACGCCGGCTTCTCTATCGACGCCAAACATATGCTAAAACTAATGGGCGATGACAACTTCGTCATCGTATGGAAATGGCTACCCGTCAATTCTCGTCAAGCACTATTCGATTTCTTATCTGAACGTGCAATGATTAGATTCGGCGCAGTACTGTCAGTAGACGCTACCGAAATCCACGATTCTCTGGACTTCGTAGAACTACTTGGCTACCGCAATTTCTGCGGCAACGCATACCGTGATCAACTGAAGCTACTCGCTCAGCTGCTCTACCCCGAGTCAACATCATTCCATCTCTCCTCGCTCAAGGCGCGATCGATTGGCATCCTATATGCTAGTCTCGACCGTCACCCCCGCCTCAGACGCGTTTGTGAAGACATCTTCGAATACCTTGATCAACAAGGCATCTCCATGTCACGGACTTCTCTCCGTCATATGTTCGACCCGAACGTATACCACACTCTCTCTCTCCGAACAGATCGAATCCCTACTACACTTGAAATTCAACGACACCTCTCCGTCCCTAAACCTACCTCAAAACAGG